TCCTTATATACGGGCCAATAGCCTAATGAGCGCCAGTCCATACGCATGATCTTAGCTTCGCTCACTTATTGTTCTCCATCCAGAATATAAATACTAATCCTAGGAATGTAACTAATAATGCTGCCGTCATTGTTTATGCCTTTTCTTCTTATTTACTTTAACCTGTGACTTGATTATTTCCGCCACTGTTTGATTAAATACTTCTTGCTGTTTTTCTTTATCCCAATTGTTTTCTAATGCTGTCGTTGAAATTGCTTGATGTATCTGCATTATATCCAGGGTTGTTAGCGTCAGCTTGTGTCCACTCATAGAGTGTATCATACAGGTAATCCATAACTTCGTCAATAGCCCCGCCCATAGTTGGAGCGGTAGCTTCACAATATTTGCCATCTTCTGCAAATGACAACTCAGCCTCCCAGTGGTTAAAGAATCCACCGTAGTTAACTTTAGTTACTTTGATTGTGTAATGATCTGAATAGTCTAATTGATCTTCTGGCCATTCGATCTTGTCCATCTAGCCCCTAGGTGAAAATAGTCTTGACCAGAATGTTGATACACTCTTAGCCCAATAATCGTACTCTACATAGAGAATATCAAAGTTTACCTTAGTATAACCCTCTTCATCTAGGTACTCTAGGAAATCTTCATCTAGCTTAGCCCAGCTAAGTCTTTCATGTATCATTAAATAACCTTTCCAAGGATATGCTTGTAGTGTACCAGTAGGTACTTTGTGCCGTCTTCATCTTCTACTTCGTGTCCAGAATGATCTGGATAAATAACTGTATCATCTACCTTAAAGTCTGGGATGTGGATAATCTCGCCATTCAATGCGTTTGGCTCTCCTGTACCTAAATCAATTACCTTACCCTTTTTAGGACCCTGGCTATTAAATGATGCAGCTAAAACTAATCCAGACTTTGTTGTGGTATCTGTAATCTCTTCCTGCTTAATTAAAACTAGTCCTCCTGATGGCTTAATCATAAACTTCCTCTCGTGGAATCATGTGGTGGCATGCTTCGCAATAATCATAAGTTACTCCTGTGTATGGGCAACTTCCTGCATAAGCTAAATTGTGTCCTCTAGCTTTACAAATTGTATTTCTTTTAATTAAATCTATTATAGCTGCTATCTTATCATTCATCGAAGTCATCCATATCAAAGTCTAGCTCTAGGTTCTTAGATATAGATACCAGTGTAAAAGCAAAAGTCGCTAATGCTAATGAAACTAATAGGATAAATCCTGTGGTTTTCTTCATTCTTCTTTAGCCTCTTCCTTTTTTGTCCTATGTGTTCCGTCGCAATATGGATATGATGCGGATCTTCCGCAAAAACATTGCTTGGCTGGTATATCAGTCATTAAATACGACCTTAAATGTCTCAGGGAACTTCTCTTGAGACAACTCTTTTACCGCATCAGCATAATCTCTAATCTCTGACTGAGCATCGCTAGCAAGTCTTTGATTAAGGAAATGAATCAGACCATGCAGGCTTGTAGTCCATCTCCATCTAACATACATTCCATATGCTGGCAAGAATAAACGTGCCTGCTCTGGTGCAATACCAGCTTCCATTGCTTCTTTATAAAGTCTGTTTCCAGCTTCATTAAGGTCAAATAGTTTGTTGGTAAATCTTCCTCCGATATAGTCAGGGAGTGGCTCTCCTGAGCCCTGCTTTGAGTTCTCAGGCTTTGAACGCCATTCTTCACCCTTAGGTATATAAAACTCTTCATCTTCTGTTATATAGCGCCTAGAAGACTCATTCCAGCCATTCTGATCATCGATATGAGTTGATGCTACTGCATACTTCCACCATTGTCTAGCAACAAATAGCGGGGCGTAAATCTCAAATGAAACTGACGCATGTCTAAATGGTGAGGTGTGATCTTCTTTCCATAAGAAGTTAAGAAGACCCTTATCTTTATCTGTGAATTCATACGACTCTTTGTCATATGAAACACGAGCAGCATTTACTGCTGATAGGTCATCTCCCATTACATCAACTAGTCGAACATAGCCTTTATCTAATACGTTAATTGTCATATGACTATTATACAAAATTAAACCCTGCCAGTCAATAGTAAAAAGAAAGATAGCCCAGAATTAACTGAGCTATCTGTACTATTAATTAAAATAGTTACTTCTTTTTACCGCTGGTCTTCTTTGGTGGATTGAGATTAACTTCTCTACGAATACCATGCTTGTTGGTATCCACCTTTATAGCTGGCTTTGGTCCAGCAAATCCTGATCTAAACTTACCCTGTGACGGTGACTTTGCTGTTGCTTCTCTTGAAGTTAAAGCACCTGAGGCTTCGCTATTTCCTGGACTTGCCATTCCAGTTCCGTTTTCTGACATTAATTCATGTCCATTTCTGTTCTTGAGACTCCAAGGTTATTCATGGAATCTGTCCCGAACATTGATGGTGAATCTAATAGTCCTGGACCTACATCATATACATTTTGATTTGGCATCTCTTCGCCCATAAAGGCTTCCTTGCCACATCCACACATTGTGCACATTATTACTTACCGCCGTTACCAAGACCTGCGTTGTCTTGTGATGACTTGTCTGTTGCAGGGAATGCTGGCTTTGGAGCCTCTGTGTAATTCACTGGTGGAACGTTGTTTGTTGTCATTTTATTTCTCCTATAGGTTTAATTTAGATGGGTCTAGAAATCCATCCAGCATATATTATATCATTTAGTTGATTAAGATCTATATTTCTCATAAAAGCAGGAGTCACATACCTCTATGAATTTTGTTTCTGAGCTAGTTAATCTGGATGCCTCATTATCGCACCCAGTTATATCACATTTATTACTCAATACTATTGACCATTTTCTATCTTTTTTACAATAAATCTAACAATATCTCTAGAGTTCCACTCGTATGGAATTTCTAGATCCTGTATCTCTTTAATTAAGTTATTCTTGAATGCTTGTTTGTATAGCTCAAACTCATTCACTTTACTCTTCCGCCAAACTTAGCCCACACTCTTTCATGCAAGAAGTATCCCAGTGCTTCCCACCCAATATAAATAATAGCTCCAAGACTTGCATACTCCCACTCGCCAGTAAAAATGTAGATTACTCCAGCAACTCCTACTAGGTGAAATGTTTCCCAGCTTAATGTTTTTAATAATGTTCTTTTAGTTGATTCCATGTATTAATTCTAGCATTTAAATGCTAAAGGGGCAAGACCCGAAGATCCTGCCCCCCCCTTAATTGAAGTTAATTACTTCTTAAGTGCAACCTTAGCCTTTGGATTCTTAGCATTCCACTTCTTAGCAAGAGCGTTATACTCTGCCTTGTAAGCTGCTGCTGCGAGATCTGCTGCTGCCTTTGCTGTAACTGCATCTGCTGCTGCCTTATCGACTGCTGCCTTAGTTACTGCATGTGCTGCCTTCTCTGCTGTTAGGGCAGCCTGTGCTGCTGCAAGCTCTGCTCTAACTGATGCGAGTACATCTGCTGGGTTTGTAACGAATGCAAACTTTGAAACAGACTTAACTGCTGGTGCGAGACCAGCTACATCTGTTGCTGTGATATTAACAGCAAGCGCTACTGTACCAACTGTTGCTGGTGCTGTAAGGTCGAACACGAATGTTCCTGTTGCTGTGTCAGATACTGACACTGTGCCTACAGTTCCATTGATTGCTGATACTGTTGGGACAGTTGTAACAACTGGATTTCCAAAAATATCTGTTGTCTTTGCGTAGACCTTATTCACTGTTGAGATTGCTGCTGAGTCTGCACCAACTACTGAAAGATTGTATGCTGCTCCTGCTGATCCCTTAACATGATATGTTGTTGTGTTGCCACCAACTGTTACTACAACTGTTGCTGCTGTAACTGACTTTGTGAAAACAAAGAAATCGGCTGTTGTACCTGTTCCTGTGTTAATTGAAAGTGTTGAAGTTCCTGCTGATGCATTAACTGGTGCATTTACTGTTGCAAGTGCTGGGACAATAGATGCTCCGTTTGCTGTTGCTGAAACTACTGTGCCTGTGTCAAGACCTGTGATTGCAATCTTGAGTGCATCTGCTGAATCAACTGAGTTGTCTGCTGGTACTGGCAAAACAACTGGATTAGAAGCAACAAGGCCAGTTGAAACTGACGATCCGCCTACTGTTAAAGTTGTTGTTGCTGCACTAGCAGGTGTAGCTACGATTGTTGCGATAGACATAGCTGCAACTACACCTACTGCGATTTTCTTAAATGAGTTCATTTAATTTATTCTCCTTATTTCCTCTGCCTCTTACGTGAGCACAGAATTCTAGTTTAGTTCGTTTATTCTAACATGGAATGAACACGGATCTCCGCCTTCCTCCCATTCCTGCATTTCTTCATCTGACATAGGGCCACCATCGTGAGTGTTACAGAACACATCAGATATCCATCCCTGATCATAACCATACTTCATCCATGATTCAAAATCTAAATCCATCCTTCAAGCTCCTTAACTAACTTATGCTTTGGCATTGCTCCAATAATTGTTTTAACTGGAACTCCATCTTCAAGCACTAAGATTGTTGGTATCGAAGAAACATTATATTTAGAAGCAATATCTGCAGACTCATCTGCATCAACCCTGCCAATTACAATATTGAATTCAGATTCGACCTCTTCAAGGATAGGCTTCATCTTCTTACACGGACCACACCAGGTAGCCCAGAAGTCTATTATAGCAGTTTTATTTGTAGATATAAAGGCATCGAAGTTGTTACTATCGAGTATCATTGTATATTATTCGCCCTTCAAGGCTTCCGCTGCATCATTAAACTTATTCATAAAGTTTTGAACAACAAATAAGGTAGTCTCATGTGCATTCTTAGATAGAGCTTGAAACGCTATTTCATTCTTATCTTCCTCTGGCATTGCTGAAACCCACTTGTTATATAGATCTGTAGCTACATCTTCGATGATGCCTTCAAGTACCGTCTGCTTACTTTCCATTAATAGCACCAGCCAAATTCATCAACTTACCGAAAGGCACTTTGCCACTCATGGTCTTGATATGTGTCTGATCGAACAAAGAATACAGTTGGTCATAAGAAAGGGTTGGCTTTGCAGTTGATAGAGCAACCCAATTAGCTGCTGCTACCTGTGCCGAAACTGATGTTCCAGCAGCATTCGCTTCTTTTCCACCTGGTAGTGATACTAGCATGTGTCCCAATGCGTAGAAGTCTACTCTAGCAGCATCTGCATTTGAATAGATTGCAATTTCATTATACTGGTCTACTGCGCCTACTGATATAGATTCATTAATGCATGAAGGCCAATCAATTCTCTTGTAGTCACGACCATTGCCTGCTGCAAAAAAGGTGGGGATGCCCATATTCCTAAGATTAATAATCGAAGTCTTTGTACTTGGAGTATTTGGACAATAGTCTGCTAGGGGAGTCAGGTTATGATGTCCCTGTGCCATAGCGACTGCTTTAATGTTATATTTAGATGCATTAGATGCTATCCAATTAAGCGCATTGTATATAGTTCGCTCATTAGCAATCTGTCTCTCTCCTCTGAATGTATTTCCAATAATTCTTACAAAAACAATATTCATATTTGGGTTAGACTTAATAGCAGCGGACACCATTTGAGTTCCATGACTAAAATTCTTATTCGATACAAACTCTGCTGGATAGGTAAGGCCAGATCCTGGACCGTCCATAAAAGACTTTCCGTTTGGACATGTGTTCCATTCGAGTATGCAAACCTCGTGCACAATTTTTCCAGCAAACGCTGGTACAGTTGTATCAACTGCTGTGTCAATAATAGCTAGAGTAGGTACGGGTACCGTTGATGATTTGAGAGCTGCATTTGCAGCTGTTGGTAGTGTTAGTGTTAGGGCTACTAGAGCCGTCATTAGTTTTTTGTTCATGTGGTAAGTTTACTAAACTTTACCAGGCATGTCAAGGGGTTTTATACCATTTCCCAGACTCTATATTTTTAGCCTCTTGCTCACGCACATCTTCTTTTTCTAATAGCTCCAGCAAAGTATTTGAGATCAACTCAACATGATGCGTAAGGTATAAAACCTGCATCTCTAGTTCTTGAATTCTACGCTTATTTCTCATCTAATCCTGGTCTTTCATCTATTGGTGTTGGTGCTGTTGCTAAGCTACCACAATTTGCACATTGCATATCTAGTAAGTACTGAGATATCTCTGAATCTTTAAATGTAGCCTTTAAGTAAAATACTTCTCCTCCACATATGCATGTGTGAGTTGGAGTCCCTCTAAGATCCATGTAAGGCTTATCATAGTCCTCTTGGATGTCTTTATTCATTGCGCTTATGATGTCTTTATCAAAGATTAGCACTTGATATCTATTGAAAAACCAGCGAATTATCTCAATACTCTTGTATCCAAGTACCGTGGCAAATATCTTGATAAGCCATTCCATACTTTAATTATACTCTAAACCTGAATATATGTAAAGGGTGGCGCTACGCTCATAGAAAATTCTGCTGCTGCTTCCAATGCAGTTTTGATTCTGATCTTTGGATTCTTTTGATTCTTAGTTGTATATAATGAACCCATTGCAAAGAAAGCACCGCTTCCTTCTGCCATATAGTTTACCACTGCTTCTCCAACATGGAAGTCTTCATCTATAGTAAAGAGTCTACCCTCTACTCCGATCAAGAATATTCCGCCTTCGTCTTCCTGTCCAGGAACAATGCTTCCGTATCCATGTGTACGAAATGCCTCCTTGACGGAATCAATAAACTTTGTTCTCATAAACTTATCTAAACCTGAATTAGTTTTAGTTGGTGTATACTTTGGTGGAGTCCAATTGTATTGAAGTATCTGACCCATTCTAAATGAATCAGTAAATGCAACTCCATATTGTCCAACCTTAAAGCACTTTGGCTCTTTTCTTGCTATGATCCATCCAGACTTATCGTCTGATGCAGCATGATCTGAACCCATATAAACGGTACCATTTTGGGCAATTGCCACTATACATGTCATACTAAAATTATACTAAATAAAAATTCGTAGGGCTAGCTCTCTTTTAATTGGAGATCTACCAAGGCTATTTTAATTAAAGCCTCTTCAAGCTCAGATTTAACGGAAATAAGGTCCTGGACGGTAGAATAATATTTATCCTTCCATTCAGTTAAATCCTTCTCCAGCTGATACAGCTGAATTTTAAGATCTTTTAGCTCTAATTTTAGCTGGTCTTGATATCGCTCTGCCTCACGAATTGTTTCTTTTCGTCTTTCTTGGCGGGAGGCATAAATAGCAGTGCCCAAGCCAGATGCAATAGATGCAATAATGGCAAGGGCTACGCTATAGATATCAATAGTCATTATTAACTAATTATATCTTAATTTAATACTAAATCATTAATTCTTGAGCTGAAATCTCTTCACCTAGGTATCTACGCTTAAGTATAGCATCTTTAACTGAATCAATACCGTTCTGTCTACCGCTTAAAATAACAACCCATCTAGGCTCTAATTTAGCTGTAAGACATGTTTCACATAAGAATAAGTTGATCGGCAGTAAAGCAGACTTCTTAACACTTAGTTTGTTCTTACTTTTATTACATGAGTAACATAGTATTTTATCCATTATTTTCTTCCTCTACATGCTGCAAAGCAATCTCATCTACAATAGAAAAATCTTCATTTTCTACAATTTCTTCGTATTCAATTCCGTCTTTTTGGTATTTTACAAGCGATGCAAATGCTCCTATTTTTTCGGTAGAACCAAAGCATCCTTCGCTGTGAATAAAAACGATACTTATAGTATCATAAAACTCCTTTGCCACTTGGAACCCCCTCTAGCTCGCATCTTACTCCATATGATTCAATTAGCTTCTTAACTTTCATAACGTAGTCAATCACTTTTTCTTTTTCGATACCATCAAATTGAATGAAGTTATCTTCATATAATCTTATTGCTAAGAAGTCTGGATACATTGCAATATCCATAAGCAAAAGCATCGGCTGCTTTAGCTCTCTTACCTTTTTCTTCATTTCATCTGTATAAAATACTGGCTTATTTGGCTCACCAGTCCATTGGTTAATGCCATGCTTAAAATGCTCATTCTGTTTACTTAAGCTATTATCAATGAACATTTTTCCTCTTCAATCTCTTCCATACCTCTGGAGTCTTATGTAAGTTCTTATTCTTATCTATGGATCCAGAGCTTAGATAAACTCCGCCCCAAACTCCGTACTCGTTGTTCTCAATTCCAGATTCATAGCACATAGATATAATCGGACACGAAAGACATGCCTCATCAATATTCTTTGCTATATTTACATCATTCTCGTATTGATCAAAGAATAGATCCGTTGGCATACCTTGACATGCTGCAAGATGGAACCACTGAATATTTTCTTCATCTACACCAAGGCTATCTAAAATGTTTAACATATTTAACTGGTAACACCCAGATCCCTTCGTTGTTAACTTCGAATCTATTGGATATTCCCCATGAATTCTTTCTAAACAAACCCTTTTGATCACTAAAACCACTTGGGCTTTTGTCCCAAATGATTAGATCATAGTTCTCCCAGAAAGAATCTCTGTAGTTATTTTTATATAGAGAGATAAAGACTTCAACTCCCCGTGTATTTAAATGTAGCATAGTCCTCTAAACGATAACTGCAGCATCCCAAGTATAATTATACACGAGATACTGCAGTTATGTCAACAACTACTTAGTAAATATACCGCTCCAAAGCGACTTCTTTACTGTTTGCATCTTTTCTACTGGAACACAATTAGGAACCATTCTTCCGCCCTTTTCCTTCATGCCTTCCTGCTTATATCCAGTCCAGCATGCCTTCTCCATATTGTCCCACTTATCTTCTTCTTCATTTTCTGAATCGTAAGACTTACTAACACACTCTGGGCAATTTTCACAAGACATGCCTTCTTGCTTGCACATTTCACATGAGCACATTTCTGATGCCTTTGCTACTGGCCAATTAACTTCATTCTTATTTGGATCTCCGACTGGCGATGGTCCTTCTATTTCAATTCCAGCATCCTCTAGGTCTCCTGGCTCTGGCATATCTTCAGGCTCTTCCATATCTTCTTCTTCTGGAACTTCTAGCATAGCCTCAATAGCCTCATGAAGGGCCTCTACGACTGCGTATAGCTGTTCTCTGGTAACTTCTGGCCTTAAAGCCTTAGTAATCTCTGCATCGTCTTCAATTTCAATTATATCTGTAATTGGATCAATTGCATCATCTAATGCTATTTTAATTTCATCAAGAACTTCCATTGCCTCATCGATACTCTTGGTCATATCTTGTTTTGCATCATACTTCTTCATATTCTTTTCACGCTCTACAATTTTGCGTGACCAAGAGAATCCTGCGTCTCCGCCCCATGCGTCCCACATGATTCTTCCATTTGATGGGTTAGACGTATTATTAAAATCTTCACCCTTTTTATCAACTTCATGACGGGAAAAGAAAGAATACATGCGCTTTACAGTATCTAAACTTAAAGCCTCACCTCTAACTAATTGTCCAGCACGAGTCCAACCTACTGGCGTACCAGCTCCAGTTGCCTTACCCTGCTCTTTCCATTTAATTGCTCTGCGAGCTGCAGCCTTCATGCCAGCTGTAGGCTTGTATCCTTCTTTTGCCATTTTACTTCTCCTTGATACTAATTAGTTTAACACTCTTGATTTCTTGATCAACGCCGAAAATATCTTTAATATAATCATCTGCATCATCTTGGCTGAAGGCTCTAATCTCTGCTTCTACCTCAATTTTGACCTTATAGGTGTTCATAGTCTTAGTATACCATTTCTGTTATGCTTTTGGAGCTTTTTTATCTACTGAAGAAAAAGCTGCATTTATTTCATCAATTGTAAGCTTTCCGTCATCGAGGAAGCCACGGGCTAATCTTTCAACTACAGTGGCCACTCCAAGAGTACCAGCCAATACTACAGCCTTCATTGTGCTTATTCCTACAACTGCACCTGCTCCAATTACTGAAAGTCCTGATGCTGCAAATACTGCAACAATACGCATAAATATATTATTAATGCTAGCAATAGCCCCTCCACCAACGTGTGTAGGCTCTTCTAATGTCTTTCTACTCATTTTATTCCTCCTTATTTCTTATCGGACTGGTTACAATCCAAATAGCTGTAGTTATCATAATTCCATATCCAACTACAGATTTAGCACTTCCGTCCAAAACTACCCAAGCGATAAACATACCGAGAAGGGTCCATGCTTGGTCGATCATATCTTTTATGATATTCTTTATTATTCTTACCATCTTCTTCCTCCTCTTGAACCTGGTGAATTGCTTCCTGAGCCTCCACCAGAACTTCCTCCTCCGCCTGTACTTCCTCCAGTTGAGCCTGTTGCAGCACCTACGGCATTAATAGCAGCACCTGCAGCAACAACTGTAGCAACAACCATATCCGTAGCCTCTTCTCTTTCTTCTTCTGTCATATCTGCACCTATGCTTCCAAGAGCTGCTAATGCTGCACCTGGATCAGTTAATGCTGCCTCTAGCAATGCTCCTGGATCTTGAACCAATTCAACATTTGCAGCAACTTCTGCAGTAATTACAAGGGCATTACCATTTTCATCAGTACGCACTTCTACTGGTGTTGATGCAGGAAGATCTGCATAAGATACTCCTGATGCAGCTACTTGTGCTGCTGATATTGCCTCTCCTGGTTTTAGATCTGCTACTAATGCTTCTACTACAACGGCTTTTTCTTCAACCGTTAATTCTTTTCCAGCTTTTGCTTCTTCTGCCAACTTATCTAATTTTTCTTGCTCTGCTTTTTTAGCCTCTGATTCTGCCTTGGCTTTATCTTCTTCAGCCTTAGCCTTTGCTTCTTCTGCAGCCTTCTCTTCTGCTAATTTCTTTGCATCTTCTTCAGCCTTAGCTTTAGCTTCTGCCTCTGCCTTAGCTTTCTCTTCCTCTGCTGCTTTGGCCTTTGCCTCAGCTTCTAATCTATCTGCCTCTGCTTTTTCTGCTTCTGCTTTTGCTTTTGCCGCCTCTTCTTCTGCTTTAATTCTTTCTTCTTCTGCTTTCTTTGCTGCTTCTTCAGCAGCTATTCTTTCCGCTTCTGCTTTTGCTGCAGCTTCCGCTGCTGCTTTGGCTTCTGCTTCTGCTTTAATTCGTGCTGCTTCTGCAGCAATTCTTGCTTGCTCTGCTTCATATGCTTGCTGTGCTGCTATCCTTGCATTCTCTGCTGCTATGGCTGCTAATCTTGCCTGCTCAGCTGCTTGTCTTTCTGCTTCTTCATTAGCAAGTGTTTGGCTTACTACATTATTAGCGTATGCAACTTTATTTTCCATAATGCTGACTGCTGTTCCAACTTGTAGCAATAAGCTATTTAAATTATTTTGTGCATCTAATAGGTCTTGCTCTGCTTGAGCCAGATCCTCTTCTGCTGTATTAAGATCTTCATCAAGAATATTAAGTGCCTCTTGTGCAATAGCAAGGTTATTTCTTGCATCAGCAAGCGTTTGTAATTGCTGTGGGCTTGCACTAGTTGTGCTAAATTCTGATGCAGGGATTACTTCCCATCCAGAGCCCGTGTATCTTATCAAGGATACATTTGCTCCTCCGCCATTTTCGTAGTACCACATTCTAAATTGCTTTGGCACTCCAGCGGTTGTCATAACATCTGCGGTAGATCCTCCGCCACCCTTATCAAACCAATCATTAATGACTAGCTCCCCGTCCAAATACAAAAGAACTCCATCATCTGCAGGTGCTGTAATATACTGAGTACCAGTTGTTTGTGGTGTCCAAATGCCGTCCCATCTTACTTTAAAATCATCATTTGCCATTATTAAACCTGCAGTAGCATCAAAATTTTCATTAATTCCATTAGTATCAGTAATAACTCTAACAACATATCCAACATTAAGTGGTGGTGCATTATTGTACCCAGGGTTATGTATTACAGTCATAGTCAATCCAGGAGCAGTGTTAGCATTTACTGTAGCGGTGGCACTATCTAGTATTGTCTGACCTAACTGTACAGTTTCTGTTTGAGAATCAACTGCAATCTGAGCTACTGCTACATCTTCTTCGGCATCTGCAACCAAGACAGTTGCTGAATCAACATGAGATATAGCAACAGTTGCACTATCTACTATTGTTTGAGAATAAACTATAGATTCCTCTGCCTGTGATATTGTAGCTGTAATGGTATCTGTAATATTTGTAATAGATTGAGATTGAGATTCTATGGTAGCCGTAGCCGACTCAGCATTATTAATTTGAGACTGAGCAGACACTATTATTTGAGAAGGACTAGGTGAAACAACAACTGTTGATGTGTCTGATACCTGC